ATTTTTTTTACTACGCTGCCAAGTCCGTTAAAAGACTGCCTGATTGCTGATACGCCGTTTTGCACGCCTGATGTGTCCATTCTGGTATCAATAATGACTGAGCCATCAGCAGCCATGTGTCCACCTCCTAACTATTTGAGGTTCAACATCTCATTCAGCTTATCTTTATAAGCTTGCTCCTCGTCGCTGAGACGTGTTTTTATATCAATTATGTTTTTATTCTCTTGATAGAATTTCTTTTCCCATTTATCGAACTTTTCGCCCTTTGCTTTTTTTGACCGGATTCCAACTACGGTGTTGAACAGGCACTCGCCAGATTCCATAAAGTATCCAAAAAACGTCCACCAGTGCATATAAGGTACTGATCTGATTTCTTTACCAGCAACCTTGTTTACAGCCGGCACGATCATATCTCCATCCTGTTCCCAGTCCATCAAACGGGGTTTGGGCTTGTTCGGGCTATCATCGAATTGACCACAATCAATAAACTCGCAAGCTTTCTGACAAGCTTCTGTAAGATGTTCCAGGGGTATGCTTTGCCAGTCCTCAAACAAAATCTGTAACATAACAACAGCTTTCGCCTGTTCGTCCAATTCTGGGTCATTCATGGCAACCAGAATATCAATAATTACTCGAAAATCCGTTCTGATAGAAAAATCCACCCCACTGATATTTAGTGAGGTGGGTAACTCATAGGCGGTCATTTTGTATACTTCTCCGTGTACTTATTGACTACTTCCTGCATTTTTTTCTTTCTCTTTTCAATTTCCGGAGTAAGCGCTTCATTAATTTTGTCCAGAACGATATAGGCAAACACCTGACCATTTCCAAAAACAGTTGTTGCGGTAATTGGTTCTTTGAATAAATCCTTAGATGCTTCGTATCCGAGCATATAATTGATTCTATCCTCAATCTGCTTATTGATCTCCGCCATCTCTTTGCTGGAAGAAACATTCTTAACAGATTCCTGAGCCTGTTCAAAGAAAGTTTCCAATTCTTCCGCTCTTGCTGCAACGTTAATGTCAGTAGGGTTCAGCTTAAATGAAGAGAACACTTCACCCTGTTTGTTTGTGAATGTGAAAAGAAGAAATCCATCATCAATGTTTGTGTTAATTGTTTTTGCCATTTTCTATACCCTCCTAAAAATTATTCGCTGTCAGCTGTAAATGTTCCTGAAGTAATGTCAAATTTTCCTTTGACACGTTCTCCAACGTAGTTCACTGTAAACGGAATCTGATATCCAGATGTATCACCGCCGTAGGATGTCGGCACAACATGGCAATCCTGCTTGTATGCTTCGTATTTACCGGCTGTTGCTTCTTTCCAGAGGTGCACTTCAACTGCACTTGTTTTCAAATTATCGTCTTTAAGACGTTCATCAACGATCTGCTGAAGCTTTTCGAACAGATCTGATGTAGTATCTGCATAGAACGGATCAGCGTCAGAAGAAGCTTCGTAGCCATTGTGTTTAAATGTGGATTCTCCAAGAATGTTTTTAGATGTTTCAGTGTCTGGATTGAGTTCTACATTGTACTCTTCCAGGTCTTTTCCAAGACGCTCATATTTCGGCGTCAGTCCTCCGCAGAGGGAGCCTGCGTCGATATAATGAGCCATATATTTACGGTCAATTTTTCCTGTAACTGGCATAGAAATGTCCTTTCTGCCTATAACTTTAAAAGGCTGTGTAGGTTAGCGACTATCTCCAATTGATAGCCGGTTGTTACTTGTTATATTGCTTCGTAAGTATTTTCGTAGCGCACCGACAATGGTAACAACCAATCCTGTACGCCACTCTCCTGCGGTTCTAAACCATAGGAGTTGTCACGGGTGATACGTTTTATCACTCGCCCCTGCGAAAGCTCTGGAAACACATTTAAACGCGTCTCAGAGCCATTTATAATAACTGGTTCCCGGCATATCCATTTACCGAGATTGTCAAGGAACTTCTGAACAGATAGTTTCTGCCTTTCTTTGTCAGATGCTGTGCGATATACCACGTAAAATGGGTACTGGCATACCTGGTGCATTACGCCACAAACATCTTCTTTTTCTGAATAAATCAAAGCTCCATTATCTGCCGAGAACGCAATTCCTGATTCCTTGCCAAGTTCTTCAAACTTGATTGTTTCATTTTCATACAGTCCCGGATACTGGTTCAGAAGTGCTTTCATGGCATCTGTCAGAATTTCGTATCCGGTTGCGTCTTTTCCGATAGGTTTATCTGCTATGCCTGCCACCTCCTGCCTGTGCTTTTACTTTGCGAACCCATGTGTCACCATATTGCCGTTTAGCGGCATCAAACCACTTTGCCTGTGCCCGTGGGTGAGCCTGTTTGGTGTATTCAAGATTTTCCTTTGCGGCTGTCCGACCAGAAAACTGACTAACGAGAACTTTCTTTGCTCCACGTCTTGCGTAGGGACTTCCAGTTGCTTCATCAACCATTCCTTTCCCCTCGTACAGAAAACGTCCATAAGGAGCCGCCGCCGCGCATACTTTCCCAGTTCCTTGTAAGGATGTACTCTCAACTCTTGTTCGGTTGATAAAGTCCCCTGTAATCATCGGCATAAACGGCACCATACTGTCCATAACCATTCCATCAAGGAGATACTGGGCTTCTTGATACTGCCTTGAGAACCTGTCCATATTCAGTTTGATTTTCATATCTCCATCGACTATGGAGAATCCTTTGAAATGATGAATTTTACTCATATCACTTACCCAAAATCTCAAAGTGTGGAATCAGTGTGTACGGACCGCCTACACTGGTAACCTTAAACACGTTATCCTTGTTCTCGTTCATGTACTGGTAGAATCCGTTTCGATAATCACCATCAGTTACTGCTCCACCAGTCCATTCACCCTCCCAAAAGAATGATTCGTCCGAGAATGTGATAGTATCTTCCAGAGCATTGTTAATCTGCCTTTTCCACTCCTTCGAAGGCACCCATGGGAGAATCTTGCCATCTTTATCGGTAATGGTTATATCACCGTTCTGAACAGCATAACGAACGTGCAACTGTGCGTTGTCAGTTGCGTCTGGTCCGTACTTTTTAAGGATTGCTCCCTTGTCCGTAATGAGATCAACGCCGGATAGCACGTGAGGATACCAGTACGCATCTCCTGTCGTGGCTGATTCGTAATAGTCAAAAATCGTCACCGTTTTTTCGTACATGATACCCTCTCCTTAATATTATTCTTTCTGCGTTGTCTGCTTAATAATCTGATTCACGCCAGTAGCCGATAATCCGTTAAACATACCGACCGCAACCGCTGTGATATAATCCGTTGCCGGGAAGTCCGGGATAACTCCCATCCCGACAGCTCCGAGAATGCCACCAATAACCGCCATGATCACTGGAATCCATTCATCAGAGATTCTTTTTGATGCTTTACAGCCCATTCCTACGATGTAGCAAATCATAACGATTGCTATACATGAGCCTAATGTTGAAATGTCCATAGCTTAGTCCTCCAGATTCACATTTTCCATAACTGCCCTTGCTTCCAGAACTGCAATATAATCCGTCATTGCTCTTACCTGCATATTGTAAGTACTTCTCGGACAAGTAGGAGTAAATGGGAGTTCTCCTTTATCCCATTTTTCAAGCATATTCGCAAGTTTCTTATATCGAATAACCACCTGCATATACTCTGCCTTAAAGCGTTCCTTGTAATCTGCACTATTCATCATTTCAACAGTCTGTTTTAATTCCATCATTTCTATCACACTCCTGCATACAATATTGGTATTCCATCATCCGTCCTTACTCCCATCAGAAGCGGCAAAGCTGTCTTAAGAAGCAAGTCGTTCGTTTTCTGTGCATCTCCGGCGGCGGCATATACCGCACTCCATTCCTTTGCACTCGCTCCAATCTGCTGAGGTGTGGCGTAGGAAATGGATTCACTGCCGGAGGATACAGAGGTTACTGCACCGGCTTTGATGTTCCCGACATTTGTGTCGGTAAGATTTGTCGAAGCCTGATTGATTGCGTTCTTCTCAGCAAGTTCAATCTGATACATTAATTCAGCTAATGAACAAACTGCCTTTTTGATGCGCTTCTGTGAGCGTTCATTTGTTGGCAGCCCATCCACCAGTCTATCAAACGTCATTGTGTCCACAAAATCACTGGCTCTTTCTGCCAGTCGTGGAAAGTCAGCTTCTGGCACGACATTGCCGAATGATTCTGTATAGAATTTATAATCTGCGTAAGCCATGCCAGTTACCTCCTGTGTTTATGATTTTGCTGTTACGCTCGCACTTCCGGCATTCAGCGCTTTGTATGTTCCATCACACTCAACCACTGTGATCTTCTGTCCGGTTGCCGCTGTGATATCGGCTTTTCCATCCCAAGTACTCCAGTTTCTGAGATTCTGTCCATATCCAACAGTTACTGCATCTGCTGCAACTTTGTATTTATACACATTGCCAGCGTTTTCTTTAGCCGGATTTACAGTGATTTTTGTATCACCAGTTGCTGTTCCTTCCGCAGATGTTACTGTCAGAGTGCCGAGCGTTGGTGTTTCGTCAATGGTAATTACTGCAATTGCATCAATGTACTCTGCAAAAAGAGTAAGTCCCATAACCGCAAACGCTTCGGATACTGCTGTGTGGTAGTTGCCCTGTGTATGGAATCCGATCAGGTTTGTTTCGCCAGATACGGTATACACAAGACCTGCTCTCGCAAAGTCAGACTCGTTCGGGTCTACATAGTAAAGTACGATGTTCTCAACAGGGGTAGCAATAACCTGTCCTCTCGGAATCTCGCTGTCGGACAGTAAGAAGATTGTATTGAATCCCATAAAGTCCTTCATGTACTGGAATCCGAACTGATTCTGAATAGTGATCTCAGCTGCTCCGAGATATTCATATACGTCCAGAATGTTGACAAATCCAACAACGCCAGTCACATTTCTGTGCATCTGTTTAAATTTGTTTTCAACACGACCCTTAGCCATTGCCAGAGCCATCTGGAATGTTGTTTCTGTGGAAGTAAGTGTACCGGTTTTCAGATAGTCATAGAATCTGCCGGTAACATCAGTCTGAAGCTGGAAAAGAAACTCGTCATCAGTCATCTGAACAGCGTTCTCATAACCGTGGTCCTTGATTGCTTCGATAGATACAGCCTTTGCGTACTTTTCGATAGTCATTTCCGCATAGGTCTTTTCTTTTACGGTAAACTTGCTGTAAGGGATTTCCTCACCCTCACCAACTTTTCCACTCTGTAAAATACCCTCTGCGTATTTGGACTTGAGTACAGCACCCGGCTGCTTTTTGATAGGTCTCATGATACCCAGAATATCACGTAAGTGCTGCCAGTTTCTTTCGAATCTGGTTACAAAGTCAATCTCACGTGCTGTGACCTGAATATCATTATTCATAATAAGATTAGCTTTTGCTGCCATATAAAAATCCTTTCTACCCATAATTATTAAGGTATTGGGTTAGCGGCTATACTCTGTCGTATAGTCGGTGTAAAAAATCACTGGAATAACTGGATGTTCTGAGCAATTGCAGCCTGTCTCTCGGACGGGTCTTTGATCGCTTCGATATCTTTCTTTGTCATGCTTCCCGGTGTCTGCTGCTGTCCAACGTGAGTGGTAAATCTTGCCTGATTCTGCTGAGCCTGCTGCTGAGATTCATCCACAAAAGCAGATGCGTCAGACTGCTTCATCTGCTCGATCAGATCGTTCAGGCCAAGGATTTTACCGTCTTTCAGTTTAAGACCTGCTTCTTTGATGTCTGCCATAACAGACTTCTTTGCAGCTTCACTTGAAAATTTAACATCGTCGAGTGCCGCTTTCAGAGCATCTGAGAAATCACGGTCGTAGATTTTTGCATTGAATTCTTTCTCTGCATCTGCCGCTTTCTGTTTCCAAGTCTCTAACTCGCTTTTAATATTTGTCGGGTCGATACCGTCAAAACTTTTTAAGGTTTCTTCTGCTGTCTCAGCACGTACTTTCCAGTCATCACGTTCTCCCTCGACTTTTGACAGAGTTTTTGCAACTTCCTTTGCATTCTTGTAATTCTCAGAGAGTGCTTTCTTTACATCTGCCTGTTTATCCTCCGGGATTTCAATTCCAAATGATTTTAAAGTGTCAATAAGTTTCTGCATAACATCCTCCTGGTCGTGTTTATTGACCTGCCGCCGCAGGTAAATGGATTAAGCCAGTTAGACCACTGGCAAGGTAATCGGAAAGGCAGGAATCGAACCTGCGACCTCACATTTACAGTGCGATCTACCACTGAGCTACATTCCATGCCGCCTATAACGGCCAACCCTCTAAAAAGAAACTGGGGTGAATTTCACTTCTTTCGCTATAGCGTAAATCCACCTGAGACATAGACCACCTGTATACAAACAGCTTAACTCTAAGCGGATTAAAGCGGAGCGCCCGGAATCGAACCGGAGACCAGAGTGCGACTCTGTCAGTTTTCCACTAGCGTACATTCCACATAACCCGGATTCCCGGGTTAGCAAGGTGTTTAACGTGTCATGCCTGCCACGAGTTGTTTCGGATATTTATTTCTTTTTTAAAAGAAAAGTATGAATAACAAAAACCTTAATCAAGGAGGTGAGCCATCTTGCGTGCCAGATGGCAAATACGCACGACAGGATTCGAACCTGTTCGACTTTCCGTTAAAGCGTGCGTACCAGCTACTAAATTAAAGAAAGGAGGATTAAAACGAAAATGTCAAAAACAACCGTTTTACTTGTGCTTCCTGCTGCACAATTACATTATAACAGATTTCTTTTAACTACCTCTCTACCACTTTTGTGTTTTTAGAGCATATCACGGAGTTTTTCTACGTATCTCTTGACAAGATCACGTTCTTCCCGGCACTCTGCATCCTTGGACATATCACTCATTTCTGTTGTAAGTTCGTCCAGATGTTCTTCCAATGCGGCGAGCATCTTTCTTTTGCAGTCTTCAGACTTGCCGGAACGATAGCTCTGTTTCTGCGTCATGTAATCGTCATAAGCATCTCGCCCATCAGAGCGGCTGTAATGTCCTCTAACATAATGCTCACCCCTTCTGGCATAAGAATTACCCCTGTCGTAATCCGGCATCATTCTGCCATCATTTGAGCTGTATCTCCCCATGCTGTCACGCTTTCTTCCACGTTCACTGTAATCGTCATTGTATCCGCCACGCATCTCATCAAGGACAGTGTTGTAGTACTCTACTTTCTTATCCCAGTACTGCGTATTCTTGATATCTTTGTACATATCAATCAGTTTGTATGTCATTTCCAAGTTCCCAGTGGTCAGCCCATTATCAGCAATTTTGGACAGCTCGTCTTCGATTCTTGCACATAAGTCTTTAATATCTCTCATAATCACACCTCCTACGCTTCTCTGGTCACAACAATGTTCGCGTTCGCAACAGAAATAGCCTGATCGCTTGTGTTTTCTACCGCGATATTAACGCAGCATCCGCGAGGCACATCAATATAGATGCCAGAGGACACATTATTGTACTGATTTACTGCTGCCGGTGTGGAAATCATCTGGGAAGAAAGAACCGGCTCACCAGAGATTGCAATTGCCAGAGAAATAGCTCCGACAGTACCGCCTGTTGGAATTGCGATATTACCAGAAAAATCCACGAAGAATCTCGCTTTACACTGGTTAGTCAGTCCTCTTAGAGTGATGATTCCGCTTCCCTCTCTGTGCTGAATGCAGTTAGAACCCTTAACTGCTGTATTTGAAAATACTACGTTTCCATTTGCTGCTACAGTCTGAGCAGCTACACTTGTAAATTCTGCCATAATTTTTACCCCTTTCATATCACAAAAGGACAGGTCTCAGCCTGCCCCTCTGTGTAATACGGCATAAGCCGACATTCGAATCAATCGAAAGATACTCTCGATATGAAGTTATCAGCAATTGCATCCGGTGTTGCATCCGCATCCACATCCGTAATATGTGTTCGGGTTAGGAACCTGATATGCCGGAATCGGTGCTGGATTGATTGCATTAATGAGCTGCTGTGTCTGAGAAGCCATTGCAGTTGTAAGCAGTGCAGACTGGCGATCCTGAGAAGCAGCACGTCTGAGATCATTATTCTCAGCCTGCAGACTAGAAATCTTTTCATTGCAAAGATAATCTAAAACGGCTCTCGCATTTGCATTCTGGTTATCAATGATGTCTCTTGTGTTACTGTTCATGGTGTTCTGCAATGCACAGGTGTTCTGTGCCATATTGTAGTTCACGCCCTGGATAGCTTCCCGGGTCTCGCAGCAACAGTTCGCAAGCTGAGCCTGTAAAGCATTTGTATTCTGCATGTTTGCTACAGTATCAGCATTGATTGCCTGCTGGATTCCAAAGCCGGTCTGCATGATGTTTGTATTGATTCCGTTAAAACCGGTAAGCATACCGTTATTCATGGCATAGAATCCATCACACAGGCCACTATTGATTCCATCAAGCTTGCTGATTACTGCGGAATTGTCAAATCCTCTCTGAATGTCTGCCTGAGTAGCTGCTGTGGCTACATATCCGCCGCCGTTGCCATTATTACCCCAGCCGTTGTTCCCCCATCCGAAGAAAGCAAAAATGAATAAAACAATAATCCACCAGCTGCCATCTCCACCAAACATGCCGTCGTTATTTCTACCGTTTCCAGTAGCAGCGGCAATATCTGCTAAGCTATAATTTCCATCCATAGTTATAATCTCCTTTATTGTGTATTTACATCAATCTGGCCAGATTGTAATGTACTATTTCATATTCTTCAGCAGATTCTGAAACTGCCCTGCCATCTGCTGAACCTGATTAAGTTGCTGCTGGGAAATCTTTCCAGACTGTAGCATCTTCTGGACTTCTTCCTTTGGGTCTCCCTTAAAATTCTGTTTGAACTGCATAAACTGCTGTATCATTTGCATCGGACCGTTACCCTGCGGCATTCCACCACCAAGTGCGTTGAATAATGGATTACTCATCTGCGTTTCCTCCCTTGACCGCTGATTCCTGCACGGTATTAGCTCTAACAGGTTCAGAAAAAGAATTTAATCGGTTTATGATAGCTTCGTATTTGCCCTTTAAATCATCATATTCCTGTCTGGTGACGTATTTACTGTCCATGTTCTGAACAGGCTGTTTAGGTGGCATCTGAGTGCCTACTTCATGATACTCAAACGTCCGTAATGGCTGTGGCATACCGGAAACGTCCGTGGATTTTATGTAGAACTTTTCGCTCTCACTGTCCATCAGTAAAACACTTGTCCCAGGTGCTACTAGATAGGATTTTGCACCGACTTCGCCAGATACCCACAGGATACCATTGTTATTCTGTTGCGGTTGTTGCGCTGGTTGAACTGGCATCTGGACAGGCTGTTGCTGGAACTGGTTCATCTGTCCCGGAACACCAAAACTATATTGATAAGGATTGTTATATAATGCCATCTTATGCACCGCCTTTCTGATTATATTTTTGCATAGATGTATCAATCTAAAAAGTTCAAAAAAGTATCGAAAAAGTATTGACACACCACCAAATTGGTGGTATTATATAATCATCAAAGGAACGGAGGAAAACAAAATGAAAAAATATAACTTATCAAACATTATGAAAAGAGCATGGGAACTGGTTAAAAAGTCAGCATTAACTATATCCTCCGGTCTTAAGAAAGCATGGGAGGAAGCGAAAACAATGGAACAAAAATTAGTTGAACTCGTCGGAAGTCCAAAACAGATTGCATGGGCTGAAGATATAAGAAAAAACATGATTTCATATTTATCTGCTCTCGTTAGAAAATACGAAGCCGAAGACAGACCTGCTCGTGCAGAAAAAAGAGCTAAAGATATGGAGATTCTTAGCAACATCAAAGAAGCTTCATGGTTTATCGAAAATCGCAGTTATGCCGTATATTCTACAAATTATGATTCAAACGATTTAAGCGAATTAATGGCGAACCGAAATGAAATGAATTTATATGAGCGTATACATAAATATGTCAAAGAGCATTGATAGAAATGAGGACGAAATGTATGTATAGATATAATCAATCTGAATTTGAATCCATGATGGATGAATTAATGCATGATTTCAAGAAAGGCTGTGGAAAATCTGAAGCCGAACTTGATGTAGCTTACAAAATCTTAAATCCCTCTCCTGTCGGTGGGTTTGTCGACAGCCTCGTTAAAATGGATAAAGATTATAGCACGAATCTATGGGAGATCAAGCGAAAACAGATCAAAAGTTTTATACCTGAATGCGACGGATACCAGTTAGACGATATCGTGGCCTATTGCCGTGCGAAATTCTTTAAAGAAGAAGTCGATCGTATCATATATGATAATTCTATTGCTGAAGAATGTGATGTTTGTGTATATGCGGACGGTACTATATTAAGTCCGGAATGGCCATATTTATGTGCAAAGGTGTATGTCAGCATTACATGGATCGACGAAGGCAAAACCAGTTATACCCGTATTTTCCCATCCGCGGTAGGATTCATGTCTTACAAAACAAAAGGATCTATGGAAGATGATCTGAAGCAAAAAGAAAATATGTCCACTATGGAAATGCGTGAACACTTAAAGATATCCCGAGCAGAATTCTCAAGGAGGTACAACATACCGGTTAGAACGCTCGAAAACTGGGAATCCGGAAAAAGCAAATGTCCGGATTATGTGAGACAGCTGTTAGAGCGAGCTGTCTTGGAAGATTGTGAGAAATAAAAAAGGAGAGGGTAGAAATATCCTCTCCATATTTTTAACACACTTTAATTATTTTATTATTCACCCTCCGGCTTAATCGTTTCGCCGTAGATATGCTCACGTTCATTTTCTCAGCACAATATTCAAGCGTATATTCCTTACATCTCAGCCGGAACAGTCTTTCTTCGTCCGGTGTAAAATTACACTCTATCAAGAATCTGTCTATATCTTTCTTAGTGAACACATATAATTTCATGAGCATACCCCTTACTAATGCTAACGCTGATTCTGTGCAAGATACTCCGTGAGCTTCTGCTTTGTTTTTTTTAACTCCTCGACATTATTCCCACTGATCTGGCTGTCCAACATGGTTGATAACACTTCCAGAATTAATGAATCTCGTTCTGCGATTCTCCGAAGACTTTCATAATCTCGTCTATCATGTTCTTCCAGCGTCCCTACTCGCTTATTAAGTCGGAATGCTGGGGTAATCCACTTAAAGATTACAGCTGCCGCCCCTCCGACAATAGACACCCCTCCGCAGATAGAGAGGAAAATCTGTACAAATTCTGATATGCTCATTTAGCTACTCCTTTTCCCAGTAATATACCGGGATCTCATTACCACTATCCCACGTATCGAAATATTTACCCTCTTGTACTGTCACCACATGACCGTCTATGCAGAGAATATATGTGCCTGTCGGATGGTCTGTACAGAAGTCATTGACTGTATAGATATATCGTTCTGACTGTTCAATCAGTTTGCGTCTGTATCCATGCTTATAGAGGTACGCTCCCCAGACATAATTTGCACTCGGCATATCTGACAGAGTACATGCCTGTACCATTAATCCAGCGAATACCGTTTCCCAGTCAAAACCAGTCGCTTTGCATATTGCCCGGACAACGCAATCTCCGGTTCTCTTACCCTTAACAGGATTCGGATTGAAATATTCCCATCTATCCATCAGTCAATCCCCTTTGCTGTTTTATAACGTTTTGCCGCTCCTCTGGCTTTAGCAGCGTTCTGACGGTTCCACTTAGCAATCATGAGCCGGTCTTGCAGTTCTCTCAAGTCGTTCTGCTTGCAGTAATCTTTATATGCAGTATTTTGTTTCTGCAAAAGATAAGACTTCCGGTCAAGGTCTTGTTGGAGTGCGAATCTTGCCTGTTCGTCCTTGCAGTTGTCAACCGCCGCTTGCAACCCAAGGACTTCACGCTTCGTTTTGCGGATTCTTCGTTCATAAGTACGTTGTCGTTGTTCCTTTTCGTACTGTTTGCCTTTGTCGGTTTTATCCTGTGCTGATAATTCCGCATAAGGATTAAATTCTCCGTCACTGGATCCAAAGCTATGCCGGCAGTTGACCCCTGACAGTCCACTTGCCGTTCCATATCCAGTCAATGAGAATGGTGGAAATTTCTTACTCTTGCCAGAACGAGAGTATATCTTGCCTTGCCAAAACGAGTGATTTCCCGGATTCTCGCCGCCGTCACCTGTTCTGGCTCCTATGTGTGCACTGACCAGAACTAAATCCCAGTCCATTTCTTCCATGCGTTTGAGAGATATATCTCCCGTAGCCTGAGCCACACCAGTTCTGACAGAACGTGCAACTGCGGTTTCGATTGTGTCTTTTCTGCCAGATGGATATGTGACGGTAATACCATCGCTCACAACGTTATTAACTGCCTCTTTGATGGCTTGCGTATACCCGACCGCCCCTGTCATCACATGGTTATATGCAAGGTCGCATTGCTCAATATAGAGTCTCTGAGCGGCACTTGCGGTTGTTCTTGTAAAGTTCTTCCATTCGCCCATAGTCGCAAGCATATTCCGTTCCATGAGCCTTATCATAGCCGGAGACTGTTCGAGCGGTACAGGACTTAATCCTGCCGCCTTGTACACCTTGTCATCATAGTTCATTGCAGTGATTCCGGCATCTTCAAACGCTTCAAGGAGTTCCTGCTGTTCGCGTTTGGTATATCTGGATAATTCCGCTAGAATGTCCTCTAGTAGTTCGCCGGATTCCTGTAGCGTTCTGATTCTCCACGCATCGGAATTGGTTAGAATATAGTCCTCACCCCTGCCGATTCTTGCCATCATTCTCGACACAATCTCAGAAATGATATACTGATGCAGTTCTTCGGCAATCTGCTCGCTGCCCTCTACTATCCGGCGTAAATATTCTGGACTAAGTATAGTATATCACCTCTTTCAATAAATGTTGTGGTGCATGTTTTGGTTTTTACTGGTTAATTAAAACCCCTCTTTAGCTTAGTTAGATACATTATTTGCAGTTCCGATTTTATAAACATAGTCACTCATATTACCATAACTCGCAAAGTCACAGTCTTTTCCATAAACTCTCCATACCATTTCGTCATCTGAATTAAGCGATGAAATATAACTATAAAGGTTGTTTATTTGTGTGCAACTTATCAAGTTACAAACGTTATTTGTTTTTGCGTTAATTTCGCCAGACTTCGGATAAATGCTCTGAAATTCTAACCTTCCAGTTCCCAAATCACATTTTATAAAATTCAGTTCTGCATTTCTTCAGATTTATCCATCTCAGAATCTGCATTGTGGTTCGCTTTCTTTAGTTTAGTTCGGCATTTTCTCTTAATGCGTTTCCCCATACATTTGCAACACGTTTTCCACCCTCATCATTTGGATGTACGTTGTCGGCAAGATATAATTCAGCAGTAACAGCATTGATACCACTTTTTGCGTGTTGGTCTGCAACTGGAATACCCCACATATTAGCAATTCCCCTAACCGCTTCTGCAATATTATCCATATTTCCGTAAGTGGGGCCATTACAGTAAATAGGTGTAGCAAGCATAATCTTAATAGGCTTTACTTCTGTTGTCTGCGTAATTCCCTCATAAGTTCCAAGATGATAATATTTGCAATAAACCTTACTCAAAAGCACATTATAAGCACCAACAAAAGTGCTTGTATCAAGATTATCTCTGCTAATTTCCCCAATGGTTACACCTTGAGCGGAGTCATTTGTTCCACCCATAATCAGCAAACAATCAATGTCTTTCTCCAAAGCGTTAATTCTAACGTCTTGCCACATTGCATTTGCGCCACTCCCACCTATGCAAGTGCCACCGATACCACGATTATAGATATTAGATGCACCTAAATAACTTTTCAAAGGTTCATACCATTTTGCTTGTGCGGTAATGCTATCACCAAAAGCACAAATGTTTTTCTGTTCCATTCCAGTAAAACACTTACTTGCAATATCAGCATAAACGGATTTATCAATAACATAATCAGAAAACATTTTCTGTTTATACAATTCAAAACTACCGCCTAAATCCTCAAAAGCGAACATCTGCATTGTGTAATTTACGGAAATAGCAGTTGCAGAATAGAACGAATATACAACACCGATTTTTCCATCTATTCCGTCTACTTTTACCATATCAACGATTGTAGAACCGCTTGGTACAGTACCCAAATATGTTGAATCAGTCACACCAGTGTACGCTCTTGAAAATCCCGGCAAATCTACGTCAGCATTGTTCGTTATGATTGCACCGACATAGTAAGACTTTCCGCTTTCTGCTGTGAAACTAAATCCACTACCTTTATAATCTACACTAGTATTTACATATGTTAGCTTATTTCCGATATTTGATGTTGCTCCATTAACGGTTGTTTCGTCAATCAGATTAACACTTTTAGCACCTGCGATAGTATCAACTTTATTAGCCCTGTCTGCCACTGTTGCTCTGTCTGCCAGTGTTGCTCTGTCTGCCAGTGTTGCTCTTTCGACAATAACAATAGAATAACTTATTGACATATCCGTAAAATCAATAGCATTTAATACACTTTCGTCAACCGCTGTGACATCAAATACAGTAATTTTAATTGATATAGTACCACTTGGAATGTCTGTTACACAAATAACGGCATCTTTTGTTGGCTCAAACTTTACAAAACTATTTAATGGGAAGCTAGCACCGATATTACTGGAAATAGTATCACTATAAACATATTCGTTCATTCCTCTAAGTATACATTGTCCACTGCTTTCATAAGCAACAATATACTTTCTGCCACTTTTCAAATAATAATTATCAAAACTGCCGATAGCACAGAATCCATCCCCACTGGATTCACATGAAAATTCGTTATTCATCCATTGTGGATTTGTTACATTTTTGCTATATCCAAAACCAGAAATCGAGCCAAGCATATCGGTGACTTTCACATAGTTTATTGCTTCCTCTAACTGTGTTAAATCTTCCTTTAGCGAACCAGTTTCCTCTTTCAACGACGCAACGTCCGTCTTGTTCTGCTCGATCTGCTGTACCTGTTCTGCCGTGGCTCCGGGCTTGATCGGATTCTTTTCAAGGTACTCATTTACTGCATTCTTGATTTCTTCCGGTGAGATTTCGCCGCCTATTCCTTTTAAACATAATTCGTATAAATACTTCTCTTTTCTCGTAATTGGCTTTGGGAGTTCGCCCTTATAATCGCCTGTCAAGTACGCAAGATATTTTTCTTCCCTTGTTACTGGTTTATCTGCCATCTTTTTACTCCTCTCCGAATAATGCTGGTTCGTCTGGCTGAGCTTCTTTGACCATTGCTTTCGCTTCTTCCTCAGTCATTCCCTCGAATTTTACGAAATACAACCATGCCGGAACCTTGCCAGTAGTCACATACTGCCACCATCTTGCACGGTCGTTTTCTCTGACATAGAGAATGTCTCCGAAATCATAATTGACCTCGTATGCTCCGACAGGTGCAAGCCCGTACAGGTCAGCGTAAACGTTCAAAGCGTAGATAACTTCATCCAGACAGGATTCCAACTTGTCTCGAACGTCTTTAACAAACTGGACTGTCCTCTGCTGTTCCGCTTCTACTCCTGTAGCAGTCTGAATACCGCTAGATTCGTTAAAAACAAAGTATCCGTTGGAGAATCCAATCTTGTACCCTAACTGGCTTAAAAGGGCATTTATACCGCTTATACGGGTATCTGTGTTGAGCTGCGGATTGATTTCTTGATAGAACTCTTTTTCATCCTGTCCGAATACATTCTTGACAAAGTGCGGTAAGTTCATCTCATTGCGTCTGTTCTCCATGCCCTGTGGTGACATGGCTGCTACAGGTGTGCCACTTGGCATCAGCAGTCTATCATCTGCCAGAACAATCTTCTGAGAATCGAAAATCTCTCCGGCATTTCGGCTGTATGCAATGTCGAGGTCTTTTAGTTCTTCGATAGCTTCGGCAAATATTGGCAAGCCCAATGGTGCATTAATATCCACGTTATTCGCTTGCGGTGTCCGCAATACTCCATATAGCGGTCCGTCCAGTTTCTCACCGTTTGCCTTGAGAATTGGTGGTGTATCTGCCATGAGGTCAGCCCATTTGGTCTGTTTAAGGTCAATCTTATCTCCGATGCTCTGAGGAGATTTTGACACATAGGCCCTGTTTGAAACATAGTACGGATAGGTTGTTACGCCGTCCACGGTGGTCTCAACAAACCTATGATATTCAAGCCGTGTATAGTATTTCCGTCCAACAGTGTAAGAATCCTTGAATATAATCCCCTTAATTTCCTGATTATCATAATCTACAATCATCACATCCACCGGAGTAAATACGTCAAGGCTCTCACCGTTCGGCTTAATAAAAACTGTTCCGTAGGCACAACCATATTCTACCCAGTGACGTATTTGGAAATATACCTTGTCAATCTGCTCCTGTAGCCACGCAGCCCTTGCGGAACCGTCTATCTGAATGCCGATTGCCAGCGTTGCGAGCCGAGCTGTCTCTGAGCAGACAGATTTAGCAAAATTAATCGTCTTGATATTATTCTTATCATCTAACCATTCCGGCATACCTCTGTAGATGTTCGCGCACCGGTTAATCAGTGATTCCATCTCTGGAAATTCTGCTGCCTGGATGTTGAAGTCCTCTTCGGATTGTTTTTTGAATATCATGTTAAACCACCTTTTTAGTGTTGTTATAAGTCCCATTATGCATTGTTACCCCTTCTTCTCCACAATGATTCTGTTGCGTATCTGCAGGCATCGACTAAATGGTTGTTCTCGTCAGGATATCCACTTATAACGTTTCCATCTTTGTCTCTTTCATATTCGTACTCTGAAAACTCTTTGTAAGCATTAGGCGTTCTTTTGGGGTCAATAACGATAGTCCTTGTCTGAAGCCATTTCATAGAATACTCCACACTTCCAGGCCCTTTTATTGCGCCCCTTGCTGGAAGTCCAAAGTCTCTATAATCATTGATTGATTTAGGTTCCGCAGAATCGCAAGTAATAGTATAATCATCATATTTTCTTTTTAGAATCTCGTCTGCTGATTTCCTATTACTCCATTTATTTTCGTAAATTTCATCAATGAGATATATCTTTTCAGTGTTATGATTGTAATACAAACGTATAAAAGCATACGGGTCAGGGAAAAATCCCCAGTCACACCCCTGAAATATTTTGTCCATGCGACTGATTTCTTCATCTGTGATACCCCTAATCTCCAGATATTCAAATACGTTCCCACCATCACCATTCGGAACACCCAGGTATTCATGCTCATAGGCTTCTGGATTGATTTCTTTCAGATGTGCTGCATCGTCAATAAACTTCTGCCCGAGCCACTCCGCCGGGGCTTCCAGATAACTCGAATGATGAATAACTCTTTTCGGGTTAGGCATGAGCTTAATCCTGTTTACCCAGTTTGATTTTGATTTTGGTGGGTTATACGATGAAAAATCATAGGACTCGTCACCACCACGAAGCACTGACTGATTAACAGAACGTTCCTGAGCATCTCCCTTCATTTGATCTTTTTCCTCTTTCCAGAGGATTCCAATGTAGCCAAATTCCGGCTTAATGGATTTCAGCTTGGTTTCATCGTCCAGACCACGGAAGTATATTGTCTGCCCCGTCTTAATATATTTGATTTCAAGCGGCGACACCTTACATTCAAATTCTTCCATCAGTCCAAGTTCGTTGATAGCCCATTTCATGTTAGCATATACGGAATCTTTCAGAGTACCGGCCACCTGTCTTGTAATGCAGGCGTGCATCTGAGGATTGTTCTTAATAAGTTCAACAATCTTAAAAGCTACGAATGAAGATTTCAGACCGCCTCGACCACCCTCGAATACATATTCGATATTAGGCTTGATTTGCCGGTTAATATCCACGAATGCCTTACCAAGTACTCTGGCAGGAAGCTCATATTTGCTTTCGTCTGATTTTGATACGGCTACCAACTGTTCCCATTTGTCCACTGCCTGCATATTTCCTTTGATGGCTTTATTATATACGGCAGCTACAATACAGGCATTGTTATTTGCATCCTCATCAGATATTCCCATTTTTGTGAGTTTCTTCTTTGCAGCAGTCGGAGCAGGGTTCTCAGCTATCATTTTTGCTAATTCAGAAAGGGTTTTCTTTTGACGGCGAGACTGACCAGAAGCAATGCCGCCTTTTTGGCCGTTTTTCGCTGCTTCCTCACTGCTTCGACCAGGTTTAAAAGGTTTTAAATTTTCCTCGTTTGCCATCCTATTAACATCCAATCATATCCTTTCTGAATTAAAACGCCCTAGCATAGTTATAGTTATATATACTATAATACCATACTAGGGCGTACATAGCTCTCTACCACTTTTATAAATTTTTAAGTTTTTTAAAGTCTGCCAATCAATTTGGCCAGATGATAGTATTCCGCCATGACCTTGCGTTTGTAGCCATAAAAGTCATTCTCCGTTGCAGGAACCGTTCTGATCTTCTCCATCGTTCGATAGCCGATACTGTTCACAATGCTGTCATAGATTTGCGATTCAATGCCGGGTGCATATTTGATAGATACCTGTAACAGATTGTATTTGTCGCTTTCGCTAAGATTCCGCAAGTGGCTTTGTAATGTCGGTACATCATCTGGCGGTACTCCGTAGTCAATCAGTGTTGCCTTTCTCAGCTTCATTTATTTCACCTTCTTCATTCAAGTTCCAGTCACATGGCATGCCTCGAAAACATTCTGGACAGTGTTCGTAGAATCCGCAGCCTTTGCAATCCGCTGGCTGTCCAGTACAATATTGCTGTAGTACGTGGTATGCTGATATAGCAAGGTTTGGCGTTATGTCTGGTGTAGGTTTGTTATTCATTTCTTCATCTCCTCCAGTTTCTTTACCGTTTTCCTGTAATCTCTGTTTGCAGACCGAAACATCATCAGAAGTATTTCAGATACAGGCCTCGCTCTGTTGGCTCGTTTGGCTTTCTTGGCACATATAAGTTCGTTTCCTTCTGGGACATATATTCCTACATGATACGGGATTTTCAAAAATACTGTTGCAGCTAATTCCCCTGGCATAACCAAATAATTGTAATCTCCAATGAAATTCAATCCATGGCCAGATTTGAAATCTTCAATAGATGACTTGATTTCATAGCAATAGCAATCACCTTTTTCTATCCCGGAAACACTATTGTTCACTGGAACAAATTTCATATAGTCCACTCTAACTGCATGGTTTGTAGAATAATCAAACGTCACCTCTTTTGCCCAGTAGATACGAGGATCGTTGTTCGGATTGATTTTCTTTTCAATCATGGTTGATAATTCTGCCGTAATCTCAGGCCTTGTCATTCTTCATCTCCTCCAACTTCTTCTCAGCTTCTTCACGGGTGAGAAATAATGATTCACCGATTTTATCTATATCCGACAACTCAAATACGCACTTGTCGATTATACATGGTGTCTTATTTGGAATACCTAAGATGTAATATACTTCTGTTCCAACCTTGCACGGCAATCTCACAAGCAATCCCTGTTCTTCTAAGTCTTCATAAACAGCAAGTTTCGTAAGAATTTTATCCGCAAACGGTTTTAATAATCCATCCGTAATTTCTTCTTTTGCAACTCCTGTACCATCAACATTTCTTTCTCTTTCTGTTAATCTCTCCATCTACTTCACCTCTTATCGCTTGCTTTTTATCGCTCATTTTCATCGCTTGTTTTTGTAATTTCTCTCAAGCAGGCATTCCAACCGTCGGCAAATAAGTTTTTCTGCACTTCGTAATTGCTCACGGGTGCAGTTGTACTTTTCTTCTCTGGTAACAGCTTCAATGGACACCATTTAGGTCTTGATTTGCTTTCGTAATCATAATGTTCTTCTGTCATCAGAATTACATCATAATCTAAACAATCAGCTAATTCACAATAACCCACATATTCAAGTTCGCCGCAGTATGCAGTTCCGAACGGGCAATTATAGCAATTCTCCGGTGTATCTATCACTAATACTGATTTACTCATACGTTTCACTCCCTTTCAACATCAGGCTTAAAGTGTTATATCCCGGGCAAGTCCTGACTCCGTTTCTGGTATCTCTTAACAGTACACAGTACGGATATAATGCCATGACCTCATAGACGTGTTCTGTGGTGTCTTCGCCGCGCTGGTCGATGTATTTGAAACACTTTCCCGGTCTAAGAAAGTATCTTGCACATACATACGCTTTTGTTCCGAATCTTACACTTGCACTACTCATTCAACTCTCCCCATCCTTCACGATTTTGATTGCAACTTCAAACGCATCAGTTTCACCCTCGAAATACTCCGATGCTTTCTGTAATGCAGCAGTTCTTGTCTTTTTTGTTTTCAACTGCTCCACAACCTTGTCCAAATCAAAAGCTGTCGGTTGCTCGTCCACAGCTTCATATATAATTTCTGGACTAAATGTTTCTCTCCCTGTGTTTAAAGAGCTATTAATTGCTTCTTTTAGCTTATCTGCATCTATTAAGCGCATTTAATTATCCCTCCATAAATACTTTGCAATGGCACTCGCAATCTCCGCGAAGATATTTTCCGCCACTTTCCATATTGATGTCACAATCATGATATTCTCCATAGATACTGCGCTTACAATCCGTACAGTACACAGCTTGCTTAATCTCTTTGTAGCATTTCTCAGACATATTTCTGATTCTTTTCAAATCATCATCTGACTTTTCTTTGATTTTCTCAGTGGTAGTAAGCCCTGCTCTTAATAGTATGTTGTGCGTTCTTGTTGTTAAGCCTAATTCATCAATATTCATTTATTTTTCCTCCCACACTCCCAACAACCGCATCCTCTCATACAGTACAGCGACGGTCTTGCGTCTGTATCCATAAAAGTCTTTCGGATTCATCGGGATATATCTTTCTTTGCTGATTTTCCTGTAACTTTTCCGGTGCAGGATATTCTCGATAACCATATCCGCTATCACCGTGTTCTTCGGGCAAGCTGACAAGGCGGCACTGGTAAGCAGGTATCCGTACTCTGCCGGGAAGTCTTTCAGCATCGTATTCAGTTTTTCTATGTCATCTGCCGGAATACCGTAGTCTTTCAGCTTTTTATTCCTTGTCAGCATACCGTTCTCCTTTCTATTCGTCTGGATGGTGTTTGTCGTACATGATCGCCACACATACAAGACTAACCACTCCAAATATAGTTCCAAGGGTGAATCCTAATAAGAATGTAATCATGCTTCCACCTCGCTATCCTCTGGCATCTGAAAGACCATTTTGTTCATAAGTACTTTTCCAATAGCTTCAGCCAGAAGTTCATTTTCTTTTCTGGCATTTTCATCGTATTCGTAAAACTTTTCGCCTTTTCCATGTTCTTCATATATATCTGTTTCGATCTTGGTTCTTTTTGGAGTGATTCTTGTAATCTTAACCGGAATAATTTTTCTATGTCGGAACGTCGATAACCACCCGCAATTCACCGTTCTGGCAATTCCGACGGTATCTCCTACCTTTAAATCGTCTCTGCTGATTTCTTTTAACTTAATATTCATTTCTCGTCCTACTTTCATTTACCCAAATGCTACCTGTCCGTTATTCTGTATATAAATCATCGGTGCAGCTTTACGCTCCATATCTCTCAATCAGCTCCTTATAATCATCACAAATCTGAATGTGATGCTTCTTTTCCAAATCATCAACCATTTCAGACAATGATGTTTTTCCAGAATTGATATCATTGATGTAGTTATTAATTCTTTTTACGGACTTCATGTAACGTTTCCATCCCCATCCATGTAATTCGTGCATTACATAGAACAAAATCACAAAATTCAGCACGTCAGACCAGTTCTTTCCATCCTCGAACCCATCATCAAAGGCTTTTAACTCCATCTCTTTTAACTCTTTCTGGCAGTTCTGGATAGACTGTGCGAACATATGAGATTGTTTATTTGTATATGGAATGAATGCTTTCTTTTTCTGCTTGATTTTTAGGCTTCCCATCCAACAAACCTCCTTATGTTTTCTGTTAAAGCATCAAACTGTTTTAACATCTTCCGGCATCCGTTTCTAGTCACCTGCATATCTTCAGCGGAGTCATCTATCCAATATTTGCCGTCAATCAGATAACTGTTATCCAAGAATGTACGGAATCTGCATTTTGTAAGTCCGAATTTATTCATGATTTCTCTTTGTGTCAAGGACTCTACAAATTCACCGTCTGCTGCAACAATGTCATAAAGTTTCATTTTATCTCCTTGTTTATCTTTCTTATTCCGTACCCAACTGGAGTATATGCCCTGTCGGTACTGGGGTGGTTCGTCTTGAGCAAACCATCATCAACTAGATTATTGATATGCTTCCAGACCGTAGCTCTCCCGGCATCCACCCTTTCAGAAATCTCTGTAATCGACGGTGCATATCCAACCAGTTTAATATAACTGACGATATACATATATATTTCTTTTCTGAGAGCCTGCCCCTGTTCGTATCTATTTTTCGTGTTGTACATTCTTTCTCACTTCCCTCTGTTTAGAATCTAATAGCTTATTAAAAGCAACTAGACAATTCTTAATAAACTGTTTATCATTATTATCAGGGCACATTTCCGCATACTCTCTAAGTTCTATCAGACGATCAGTGGCCTGCTTGGAATATTCATCTGTAAGTTCGGCTAAATAGAAATCTTTTATAGTTTTCCAGAATTCAGTCATAAATTTTTGAATATACGGAATATCCTTTGCTTCTACTTTTATTTTTATCATCTCCTTTGAATATTGTATACAATATACTGTATACGCTCTATTTAATTTTATTTTATAAATATAATATATTTATATTATTTTAATATAAGTAACCCACAGTAACCGAGATGTAACCGTACTAATTCGTGTAAACCATTGATTTTACAGGTAGGTAACCGAGTAACCGAGTAACCCTGACTTTCTCATATAGGGAAACTTTTATACTCAATATGCACATATAAATACTCGTATATATATATGCAGAATCAAAGGTTACCTAGGTTACCCGGTTACCTTTTGGATGAATTGTTTATCAATCAAACACAATATCGTCCGTAATTTCAAAATTATCATTGCAATTCACGAATCCTTTTGGAATTTCGTCTACAATTTTCAAGAACACGCATTTAGTGACAATTCCGTCCAGCTTCTTCGCTTTGGTCGGATAACCTCTGCTGTCGGTTTCCACAAGCCCCTTCTTAACAGCCCATGACAAGAATGCCTTTCTGGAGAATCTTCCAATTTTGCACAAATCATCAAACGCTGCACTATAGATTATTGCGGTTGACGTTTTCTCTGCCGGATCATTGTCAATAATTCCCCATCTTTCTGTTTTAATATCTGGGTTATCATCGAACTTAATTCCGTTCATAGCAATCTTGTCAACCACGAACCAGTAAGCGCGTTCATTTTCAGACACCATTTCTTTCTCTGTCAGGAGACTCTTTGCAGTTTCAATGTCAATGTACTGACCATCATGGAATAGCTGATCTGTTGCAATCTTATCTGCTGCCAGAATGATACTCATAGATATACTCTGCTTCTGCATCTTGTCATCGTCCTGTATAAGCCCCTGATAGTGCTTTTGCAGGGCTTTTATATCATCAATGGACATTTCCTTGACTGCGTTCACAAAGTCGATTCCTGCATATCCGTAGTTCTTTTTAAGAGTATCTGCGGTAAGCTGTGGATCATCAAATATCTTTTCAGAACACTCGACCTCAATAATTCGGTTAATTGCTCCGCCTTGGCTGACATATCCGGCAAGCGGACGCTCACCATTGGTCAGAATGCAGTTCTGCCAGCGGTTCTCCCGGTTGACACCCAGTTCTTTATTAGAACGGCTCTTTCCTTTGCCGGAGCACAGGTCGTACACTATGCCCTCGAAGTTATCCCTGATCTTGGCAGATACCTTGGAAGTATCATCAAGAATTAGTGGAAGATTGTTAAGCATATCAGACTTTGCTTCCAGAGCCACATCTGTTGTCTTGAAGTCTCCTATGTATCGTGATTCGCCTGGATTCGCCCAGACGGAAGCTCCTAACATAAGTGTTACGGTCTTACCACCCTCAGTTTCTCCCCAGAGGTCTACAAAGAACGGAAGTGCACCGACAAGTTTGATCAGAATACTGGCAAAACTTGCAGCCAACATAATTTTCGGCTCTATTCTTCCAGTAGCACGAACCTTTTTTACGTGTTCATACCACTCTGTTCTGCTACCACCTACACTGATACTTTCATACAGCTGCCGGAACCTCATGTCTCCATCGAATACAATGTCCTTGTCATAGGGAAGAAAATAATCCCTAATCCACCCGATTTTGCTTGATGAATACTGAATGTTGATATAATCGTCATTTGCATTCTCAACGTCTGACAGATACCGCACAAGAAACTTCGCATTTTCTGAAGTTACTGAAATCCCAAGCGCAGACAAGCCAACGATTTTAGTAGATGATGCAACCATAGTTTTCGGTACAATAACCTCGGACCATTTATTATTCCTCTTATAGATTAGCTTTATCTGTTCTTCTCCGGTCTCCAGATTCTTCATTCGCTCTATTGGAAGTATAGGATGATAACAGGCTATAATGTCCGGCGATCCTGGATTTGTGTTTGATATTCTGATTCCATCATCGTCCGCCACCCAGTTAAGGCACTTCATCCGATCATATTCACAATCAGAGAAATTAGTCCACTGGTCCAGCATAGATAACGTCCTATTGTTTTTCTCTTTCTCAATCATCTGCTTCTGTACTTTCGTGTAGGCTTTAAGCAAATCCTCAAATTTTTTCTTTACGCCAAGCTCCTTGGCTCTGTCCAGAAGAGTCAGTGTAAGACGTGCCTTGTATATCTCGTCTTCCTGGTTGAATATCTCGTCAAATACTTCTTCGTCCAGAATAGAATCCTTCGTGAGCTTGTTTATCATTTCCACTTTTAATCACCTTCTTCCAGTCCTGTTATGAATCCATGGTGATATAGCGCAAGTTGTAACCTATTCCATGCTTCGCACCATCCGTCAGACAATGGTTTCACCCTGTCAAGGATAGCCCGGTAGAAATCTATATCAGACAAGCATTCTTGCAGCTCAACCTTTTTCTTCTGCTCTTCCTTCTGTCGCATTTCCATCTGCTTCTGATGGTGATATATTGCCATTCTGGAAGAGAAATCTGGTTTCTGGTAAGTTCCTCCAAGTATGGCAAAAGCTGTCTTAAAATCGCAATTATCCATGTTCTGAACGAATGTAAATATGTCGCCTGTTGCACCACAACCAAAGCAATAATAGCTGTCTTTGTAGATTTTCATGGATGCAGTACGGTCACCACTATGAAAAGGGCACTTTATAAATCCTGCTCTGTTTGGAACCATGCCATATCTGTTCAGAACGTCCCTCATGCTATTCTGCTGTTTAATTGTTTCTTTATCCATTTGACAGAATCTCCAAAATTCTTTTGCCGGTGTCTTTCTTGTCGCAAAACAGAAATTCAACACCATACTTGCGCTGCATCGTGCAGAGAATCTTATATAGGACATCTCCATGCATAACTTTCTGTTCCTGCTCTACCCAGACGCCATTCTTTTTAACTTTTTTCTTTGCCCGGGGATTCTCCCACCAGAGAACATCATCCAGTTTTTCAATTCCTTTTCCGTGCTCGCACAGGAACACAAGTTTTATTCCTGCTTCGTTTGCCCGGATAATTTCAGCACGGAATCTTTCATGCTGCTGGCACACATTTCCGCATAATTCAGAGAGATTTTGCTTTCGGTCAACAACCAGTCGAGGGTTGTCGTAATTCATGTAATCTCCGACGTAAAGCTTTGACACGAACCATTTTTCTCCTGCTACATCAAATGCTTTCTTAATGCCATCAATAACCTTCTGATGTTCCCTACTGTCAATTTGTATCATGCGAACGGAAACTCCTCGTCAATTTCATCTGGAATATTCATAAAACCATCCGGGTCTGTTCCTGGACGCGGTGTCTTTGACTTCTGCTGGTTCTGATTAGAACCTTTACTTTCGCCAAACTCAATTTCTTCCACGACAATGTCTGTCGTGTATACCTTCTGTCCATCACGATTGATGTAGCTACCGGTCTGAATTCTCCCGGATAAATCTGCTTTCGTTCCTTTAGAAAAATATTTCTCGATAAATTCTGCCGACTTTCCGAAAGCGATACAATTCAAAAAATCTGCTTTCTGATCGGAACCCTCTTTCACAAATCTTCTGTTTACCGCAATAGAAAATCTTGCAATAGATGTTCCATCATTGGTGTACTTGATTTCTGGATCACGTGTAAATCTTCCTGTAAGAATTACTTTATTCATGCCGTTACTCCTTTTTCCGTATGCTGTTTATCATAGTCAATTAACATCTTCAGACATTTCTGACCTTTTTCCTTGGTAAGAGACTTAATATCTCTTACTTTAAATCGAGTCTTAATCTGTTCCAAAAGCTTAGCTTCCGGGTACTTATCAATAATGTTTTTAATTGACATAGTAGCCTCAGAACTAATCATCTCGGTTTCTTTTGCCGGTTCCACTTTCCTGCCGGACGTTTTTTCTTTCTCTCCTGTGTTGGTAGAATCACTGTCTTTGTTATCATCAATACAGAACAGCCCGTTTAAAGCGTATTTTCTGGCATAAGATGAAGCTGCACCTGTCACCTGCGAAGAATCCATGCCTTTCTTAGACTCTTCTTCCCTTGCATAAGCAATGGTTGTAATCTCGCCGGTGTCTTCGCAGTCGTTCAGATGAGCTTCTGCTCTGACATATATTCTGTCTCCAACAACTTCCATCCGATCTGTGACGCTTAACACAGTCTTTGTTTCTGCCAGAAGCGGTTTTACAGCCTCCAGAATATCCTCACAGCTCCTGTATTTGTATTTACCGAAAGAATTGTACTGTCCCTTAGGGGCTTTCAATTTTGACTGAATAATACCCAACTTCTCATATATATTCACTTCTATTCCTCCTTGTCATAAACTACATGTTTACTACTCTCAATAATCAGCAAACTTGCAATATCCTTCATAGACAAAGTTGATTCATTATAGATTTCGACCAGTGCGTTGTATGCGTCTGATGAAACCTTTACAACCTGGTTGTCTTTTCCAGTTACCAGCTGTTTCTTCCTTGCCGGAATACGGATTTCAAATTCACTCACTGAAACTTTCCTCCTTATATGATTTCTGAGCCATTAAAAGCCCATTTAGAGCCTGTACGTAGCTCGCCAATGTTCTTGCCTTGTGTGATTCTTCAATGGGGTTATCCGGGACTGTGGCAAGCTGTGTATCAATTAGTCTCAGAACCTCATTAATTCTCTCATCCATGTTCACACCGCCTTGAAAAAGCAGTACAGGTTGTCTGAAGCGTCTCCAAACTTCTCTCCGTCGATATCTTCGGCTTTGTGATACTCCACATGGTCCAGAGACATGTCACAGTTCTCATAATCCAGAATGTAATCACCTCTGGATTGAAGTTCTCTGAGCAGTTCATTGATACATCCTGCTATCTCCAGACTGGGAAGAAGTTTCATAATTACTATCTGTTTACTCATTTGGACACTTCCCATCTATCAGAAGTTCCAGCAAGAAAGCTTTGATTATTCTGAGACTTTCACGACTTTTTTTCTCATAAAATGGGTTAAAAGATACGTTTTGGTACAAATCCCATTTAAATTTGTCTTTGAGAAGGAGAACATCTTCTTCCCTTTTAACCCCTCTTACTCCCAAACCGTAGCCCGAAAAATCAAAGGTGACATTTGCTGCCGGAACTTCGTTCACAACTCTTTTACAGAGTTCATAAATTTCATCAATCTCTTTCTCGAACATCTTCTTATCCTCCTTATTTCCTACCAGTCTGCTTTCATCTGGCGTACCGCCCATGCTGCCGAGATGCCGAAAAAGATGTTCAGCCAGATAGGTATATCCACATATTTCCCGGCAAGCATACAAACAGCAATTAGCATATACTCTTTCATTTTATTTCTCCCAGAATCCACGCAAGGTTGCTTGCCACCAGTGCGGCGACTGTCACAATCCATGCAGTGAACCATCTTTTTGACTTTTTCTTGCTTTCTTCGACAATTTCAGTCGCAAGTGCTACTTCGATGTCAGCCCATGTGAGCTGGCTTTCGTTTTTAATTTCACTCATATCTAGCTAATTTCTCCTTATTTTTTCTTATTTGTCTTTACAATTAGCAGATAGAGAACTATAATGTATCTATCCACTAAGGTACTTTAGTGGGTGCAAAGCTCCGGGGCGGAGGTGTCGGCTCCCTCCGGGGCACTCACTTATTGAGAGCCTCTTTGCCTTTCCAGACATGACCAGTTACTTCATAAACCTTTCTGGGACTTATAATGTAAGTAATTCGTCCACCGGAAAGGCTTTTTGCTGGCTTGTTATTCTGCACAGCCACGCCAATCGGCAACCATCCATACACAATCCCTGCCCGGATTGCTGTAATAGGAAGTCCGATCAGTTGACTCGCGTCGGCTACAGTCATATTCTCTGACGAGAACTCCGGCATCTGTGGAATGCCTGATATGATTCTCGCAACCTCTGCGGCGAACTGATGAACCTGTGCATTCTGCTCTATGTAATTATCAACTGCACTCATATAAACCTCTTTTCTAACTGATACTCATTTGAGCGTTACAGTCACGTATCATCATTACTGTATTGGTGCATGGATGCCAATTTCTGACATATTCCATAGATTCTTCAAATCTCAGCTTAGGAATGTTATTGCGGGCATTTACTGTGAAGTAAGTCTTTATATCCCTGTTGCATTCAGCAAATACTTTCTTGCCAATTTCCTTGTAAGCATTTGACTCTTTCCCGCCAAGGTGAGCAATTACGACACTTGACACTAAGTCCCTAATAGCTTCCTGCTGTGCATAGTCAATAGTCATGGTGTTTTCAAGTCTGTTAAGCCGTTCTTCGTGATCTAAGAATCCTGTCGCAATAACCTGTATCTGTTCAACTGTCGTCAGTGGTTTCCGGTATGAGCCTGTCTTTCTGATTGTCGGAAGAACTTCATCCATAACCCATGATTCGAATTTCTCTGCTGATGGAAGTTTCGATTTCATAATCAAGCGGTACAAATCTCCCTCTGTTATGAAACTTGCTTCCTGATTCCTGCCGAGAGAATCTGTGAGGTGGTGTTTTACCACCCCACGGCAATGCTGTTTAAGTGCATTAACCGTGTCCTTGTAACCAAGTGCTTTCGCAACGTCAGCTCCAACAAAATACGGTTTCCCGTCAATTTCTATTGTTCGAATTTCTCCGAACTCTCCTGAATTAAAAATCTGTAATGCGTCCATTTATACTCCTTTCTGCTCTGGAATTTTCGGTTCAAGAAACTTGTCTGTTTTATCAGGATTCTTGTATTTTGCGATTGTTTCTCCAACCCCAAGAAAATATCCCTTGTCAAACTCTGACATATTGGGAACTGCCTTGGCTATTGATTCGAGAATCTTCTTTTCTTTCTCAGACAATATATTCACTCCTTTCTTACACGTTTTGATTCTTCAAAAGCAACTAAGTCACTTTCTGACACTCTGTAACCAGAGCCGTTTAGATTGATTGCCGGAAGCTGTTTATTCCGTATCCATCTCCACACGGTAGGAACTTTCACACTATATCTCTGAGCGATTTCTTCGCAAGTGTAAAGACGTTCCAAAAAATCACCTCCTACTTATTTTTAGTTGCGTTTACCACTTATTTGTGTTATCCTAGTTAATGCCTATTGGCAAAGGAAAGGAGTGGTTATTATGACCCAACTTTTGAATTTGCCTGTTCCCTTTGCTCTTAATCCGTCCGTACTGATACCTCGACAGTTAAAACAGGTCAAAGACGGCTCTGATTGTTTTGTCAGCGATTAGGCATGCTGCAGAACCAAGACTGCGAAAGTGACAAGGTGCTTCAAGAAGCATTTGGTCTCGTCAGATGTGGCGTCAGCCTGCAAAGCACATAGGGTAAACAAATTTGGTAAAGAGCTGTTAGGGACGAGACCCCTAGCAGTTTCTTTTTATTTAATAGAAGCCTTGTTTCTATCAGATTGTGGTAAACGCTCAAGGCTTTGTGTTACCTTGTGTTATTATAATATCTCACTCAGATAGATTTGTCAAGCGTAAATCTCACAAAAAATTTGACAGAGTTAGATTTTTGTGCTACTATATACTTGCAGTTAAGAATAGGAGGTGAAAAGAGTGAATACCAGGATTCAACAAATAAGAAAGACTGCGAAGATGACTCAGGATGAGTTCGCCGAGAAAATCGGGGTATCTAAGAACTTTGTTTGGATGATAGAAAAAGGAGAAAGAGTTCCATCAGATCGAACTGTCAAGGATATCTGTAGGGAATTCAAAGTCAACTACGAATGGCTGACTAAGGGAACAGGTGATATGTTCATCCAGAATAAGAGAAAATCCGAGATTGCGGATTTCGTTGGCTCGGTTCTGAATGGAGAAGCAGATAGCTTCAAGATACGATTAGTAGAAATACTTGCTAATCTAAATGAATCAGAATGGGAAACACTTCAGAAACTTGCGAACGCTTTAGCGGACAAGAAAGAGGAGTAAAAAAGATGGGGACAGGAAATAACTCCTGCCCCTTTTCTTTATTTCAGTCCTAGAAATGATATTATAAATCTAAATATTGTATATAATTGGTCATGGTCTGCTTTTTCTATCATCTCAATAATCTCTTTTTTATAATCCATAAATAACCCTCCCTGTCGCAACTACCACCTACACTACAGTATATGTCCGGCCGTGGGAAATAGAACCGAACATTAGTTCGTTTTTGCTATTATACCACCAATCCCGACTCTTGGCAACTGCCAAATATACACATGGACTTTTATTATTTCATACACAAACTTTGCAATCTCAAAGAAAATTATGCTTTCACAGAGGAAAAATGCGAGATCGCAAACTTTTCCACCGCCGTTGTTTGTATGTGGATACTTCTGGACAGAATGCTCCTGGTATACCGTATACGAATGAACTATCTGCATATCTTTCTGATTATTATTGGAAATTATCTTTTGCGGGGTATGTACAAGACTAAATACCTTATAGATTAGCAAGAGGAGTACAAAACACTTAAAACATTTCTTTTTCATCTAAATCACTCTATTTCGTTCTAAATCTTTACAATATGCTCTTAAAATGATAAAATAAAAATACCACATATAACCGTACTTTACATAATATTGCAAAATCAGCGGTACAAAATACATAATCCGCATAAAAAGTGCGAAGCGTGGCGAAAACATATTAGGAGGGTGTTTATCATGGATGAAAAGAAAAAATATTGTAAGCACTGCGGAGAACTTATTGACGACGACTGTATAGTATGCCCTAAGTGTGGAAAACAAGTAGAGCAGTTGACTTCTAGCAACAGAGACATCATCATTAACAATTCTGCATCTTCCTCTGCGTCCTCAGCGGCAAGTTCAGGCGCGCCGTATATAAAACGGAAAATGCCATGGTATCTCAGTTGGTTCTGGATTTTTATTCTAGGATTATTCTCTGGTGGAATATATTGGATTGTTGGAATTATAATGAGATCAAATTGGAAATCACATAATTAAATAAAAAAACCGCCCCGGCATTGGCGTACCGGGACGGCGTTTATACATCTCCGGAGAGATGCTATATTCTGGCAAGACATATTGTATCATCTTCGGAGCAGTCGAACAAGACAGAAAATTTGTTCGACTGTTATTTTTATACCTAAAAACAGCTACATAAAGAAAAGAGGAATAAAAATGGCGAAGAAAAGAAAGAAATATCCAAAACTGCCGAATAACTTCGGCTCTATTCGGTACCTTGGCAAGAACCGGAGAAACTGCTTCGCAGTGCATCCGCCAGCTACACTGGGCGATAATGGCAAACTAAAACGTCCGCCGGCAATCTGCTACGTAGATGACTGGATAAAAGGCTTCACTGTCCTGACAGCTTACAAAGCCGGAACATATCAACCCGGCATGGAACGGACTCTTGAGGTGTCCCCTACAACTGACATAGATACTCTTATAAGCCGCTTGATTGCCGACTACAATACAATCAAGGGCGTAGAGGATAAACACCCGGAAATCAAGAAATTGACGTTCTCAGATGTATATAAACAGTTTTATGCGTGGAAGTTCCCAGAGAGGACGAAACTGTCATACAGTTCGAAAGAAGCATACCGGACAGCTTATACAAACTGCACCGTTCTGCACAATCGCATATTCGAAGATTTAAAGGCTCCTGATATGCAAAAGGTTATTGATGACTGCAAACTGAAAAAACAAAGCCAGATGGCTATTTTGACTCTGTTCAAGCAGATGTACAAATATGCTGTATATTCAGAAATCGTAACGGAAAATAAGGCGCTATATGTCCATGTCAATGCTGATAATGACACCGAACATGGAACGCCATTTTCTGATCAGGAGATGCAAGTGCTGTGGAATAATGCCGACGACCCGGAAGTGCAGCTCATTCTTATTATGTGCTATTCTGGTTGGAGAATTGGTGAAGTGCTGAAACTTACGACCAATTTAGAAGAAAGATACTTTCAGGGCGGAATTAAAACAAAAGCCGGCAAAAACAGAATTGTTCCGATACATCCTGCTATATACCATTTTGCTGAACAGAAAGTGTTGACACAAGATGGGAAACTATGTATATATACTCAGCAACACCATAGAAAAGCGTTGTTCTATCCTACACTGGAACGTTTGGGAATAGTCGGAAATCCGAAACACACGCCGCACGATTGTCGACATACCTTTTCTGCGCTGTGTGAAAAATACGGTGTCCGGGAGAATGACCGAAAGCGAATGCTCGGCCACTCTTTTGGTGGAGATGTTACAAACGCTGTGTACGGCCACAGAACACTGGAAGAACTCCGGACAGAAATAGAAAAGATAAAAGTTCCATTTGTGACTAACTGTGACTAACGGAACCCATTTTAATCTTTCTAAAACAACCGAAATATCATTATCGAAATGCCGGAAACCCTATTAAAATCAACGTTTTCAGCGATTTTGCAAGGATTTCCTTCATTTCATTTTCATTATTCTAATTTTATTAATTGTGACCAACAAATAGAATTTAGAAAATTGCGCAAATGCCCATAAATACAGTGTTTTTGGCACTATTATATTAGGAAACAATATTTTTATTTGTGACTAACGTGTGACTAACGATAACAGTCTAAAACTTCCGAAATGATACAAAATATGTTTAAAGATAAAACTCCCGGGGTAATTCCCCGGGAAAATCATTTAGAAATTTCTGTGATTCTGGTGAATGCTCCTTTTGGAACAAATTCAAAAACAAACCCTTCTGCCGGATGCGGGATGCGGATAAAATACCATTTCAGCCCTGAACTGTCAGTTTCTGTGTACTTCATCACCTCTACAACTGCACCTTTTTTCAGTTTTGGAAACAGCTTTGACGGGCTGTTTTTGTTTGATTTTGTATAGCATTTTGTGTCCTTTTTGATCTGTGCAATATAGGCTCTGGTGTTCTGCTTTTTGGTTGTATCTGAGTCTGAAACTGACGTTGTATTTTTAACTAAACTGTAATTTGGAGTACAGAATTTTGTTCCGGGAAGGTTGCTGTTGTAGTAACTTTTCTGACATACGCCACCACCATTTGCGATAATTGTAGAGCCACCAGAAGTGTTTCCTTCGACTGTCCAGAATCGATCTCCTGATACCTTTGTTACGATTCCGGTATGTGTAAATGTGCCATTTCGATAAAAAATAACAATATCTCCAATCTTCGGATTGCTGTTCAGGGTAAACAAATCCGCCATTGTCGGACAGTAAACGTATGGCCAGTGCTTCAAAAGTTTCTTCGCTGTGTCTAAGCCGAATGCTTTCATGAAGCACCAACTCACGAATGCAGCGCACCATGGCTGCCTTTGATAATCCGGTTTAATATCTCGCCAGTATTTCGTATAATTATTTTCTCCGACATTTGCTGTCTTACTATCAAGCTGACTATTGCTTGCCTTTTCAAGATATCCGGTTTCATTCTTTGCGATCTGGATTAATTTATCAATTGCTTTCATGTCTGTCTCCTCACTTTCCGGGAAATATGTTTTCAACGCATTATAAACAAATCTCTGTCTGTCCTTATATGCTCCCACCTGATTCCCTGTGTCCGTCTGGCAGGCTGCATAGAGATTATCAAGCGTATATGGCTTCTGAGTCTTTGCTAAAATCCTCGTTACTGCTCCCTGTCCGCCTTGGTGTCTAAAGTTCACGCACATAGCTTGCGCTCTGGCGTCTGTAACGCCCTGCTTAAGGGCTTCGTCTGCATAGGTGGATAACTGTTCATCCATAAGGCTATCTTGGCATTTAACGCCTAAATCGGACGAGATAAGAGCAACTATAGTGTCTGCGAGCTGTGATACCCTGGAAATATTAAAACATTCCCAGTTTGCGGTCTGGACCTGTTCCAAAAGTCTGACCTTGTCTATCTTCTTCCACTGTTCCGGGTCGGCATCGTAAATTCGTTCCAGAAGTGTTTTAGCTTCGATTCCGTACCACTGTCCCGCCCCGATTGTGATTGCGTGTTCTTCAGAAGAATTGGTGTAGGCTTCCGTGAAGTCCGAATAATCCTGCTGTCCGTAAACCTGTTCGCCAGTTTCGACCGCATAAATAATTTTCCTGAGAACTACTTTTTGATTATTTGTCATACAAAAATCCTCTCAAATTTTTCCTGCGTGCATAACGTTTACTGTAGTGAACCTGCTCTTTCTACCGTCCCATCCTCATTCAGCACATAGTCATCTTTTTTCAACTTTTCAATCACCTTTGCATTCCACAGCTCAGGAACATCTGTCCATTTTTTCAGCCCATTGATTACTCGTTCTTCGAAAAATTTAACCATTGTTTCCACCTCCAATGCCTGCAACTAAAGTAGCCAGTTCATCAAGTGCCGAATCATGCGTTGATACAAGTTCAGCCAGACCGTCAATACCATCACCATTAATTAGAATTTTACGATTAGATTCCGCATTAAGCATTTGCATCACCAAGTCAAGTTTTTCAGACATTTCATTCAGTCTGTTTGAAACTCTATTAATTGCTTTATAAATATTTGCAATTTCCTTTTTATCCATATGCACCTCCTGTTCTTAGCCATTCAGCTATAAATAATTCATTAATTTACTAGGATTTTAGAAACATAAGCAAGGGGCGAGGCTCCTTTCTTGACTGGCATCGGCGATGTTCGTATTCCCTGTCGCATTCACAACACAGAAGGACTCATTGGCACTGCGGCAAGGCGAACGCTCCCACCAAATCCCAGACGTATAAGAATTGCTAGTTCGTGGGCTTTTATACCTGTTTGCGGTCGCATTCTTAAAGTATTGATACTGTGTTCCTTCACCTCCAAAAGAATATGGAATGTCACCAAAAATTTCGGTTTCAGATAGTAAGAACGCATAATCGTTTGAAGTCTTGATTGTACTACTCTGACCTCCCACAGATGTCAGCTTTTTAACCTGTTTCATCATGCTTTGGACATAAGCAGGTAAACATTTCTTGTACACATTATTACACCATGTACGTCTTTCACAACCTTCCCAACCGCCGCTATTCATATCTGAGCTATTCATATAACCACATTCATGAGATGCATCGAGAGAATTGTTATATTCTGTCGTAGTGTCTAAATACAGCAGGCGTTCCGTCTGAATTGTAATAGCGGCTTTGGCCTTGCCATTGATAGCAGTTACCAAGTCGTCATGTTCAATTCCGATGATCACATAAGCATAATCATTTGCTTTGTGTGACTCACTCACGCCTGTTGCATCCATAGTATTGTGATGGATGGTTCTCTTGTCGCCAACCGCCCAATATTCGCCAATATTGATTTTACCTGCGTAGTGCGCTTTAATCATCCTTGCTATTTCAGCATCCGTTCCGTCAGCGAATGTGACAATCTTCAATTCCCCTGGTTCACCGAGAAGTCTGTTTCCTGTATCGTAGTTGTATACGCCATCAGTGTTGTATGGGAACAGCACGAAGTAATATTGTTTGTCGCTTGTTAACCCTGTGACTGTATAGCCTGTGGTTTTGTATTTATCTCGAACCGTATTATCAACCACAAGCGTTCCGTCATCTGGATTTGCAGGATAGCCCGTTTCTTTCATTACAAGTTTTGTGCCAGCCCATGTAGAAAATGTTGAGCCACTGATTACCGTGTTTTCAGGGTCTTGCCATTTAATTGTGACAGATGTGTTTGCATTTTCAATTGTTGGGTTGTTTACGGGTTTAGGGGTAACGGTCACGCCTCCGCCTTTTGCGTGGAGTGTTCCGTCTTCGTCTATGAATGTTGTCTTACCGTCGGGCTTAACCTTGCCAAGAGTTTCAGTTGTAGCAATCGGGACAGTCGCATCACTTCCCCTGTCTCCTTTTGGCCCTTTTATGTTGACTGTTTCGGGATTGGTGATTCCATCTGTGTTGCTCCAGCTTATATTTCCATCGGTGTCCACACTTGGGACGAATGTAGTGCCCTTGTCTCCTTTAGGCCCGGCATCCCCAGCCTCTCCCTTTTCTCCTCGCGGCCCAGTATCTCCTTTTGCGCCCGTATCGCCTTGCGGTCCGGTAATATTTACTGTCTGGGGGTTTTCAAGTCCCCCGTCATTACTCCAACTTATATTTCCTCTGCTGTCTACAACAGGAGTAAAGGTGATTCCTCGCACGCCAGCATCGCCTTGCTCGCCTTTTGGACCAACTGGTCCCTGTGGACCTTGCAGCCCAGTATCGCCTTTTAGACCCTGTATTCCCTGCTCTCCTTTTTCTCCGGGGTCTCCTTTTATGCCCTGCGGTCCCGGGTCGCCCTTTGGCCCTTGCGGACCAACTGGTCCCTGCGGACCTTGAGGCCCTTGAATCCTGCCAGCATTGTTCCAATTCGCGCCGTCGAAAACCCACATTTCTCCGTCTATTAAATATGCATCGTTCTTCTCTGCGCTTAAAGGGAGGTCTGCCTCAGATTCTTTTGTACCAAGGATATTAAGAGATGTTCCATCATTTCCTTGTTCACCCTTTTCTCCTTGTGGGCCTTGTGGACCTTGTGGACCAACATCTCCTTTTTCACCTTGTGGTCCCTGCGGACCTTGAGGCCCTATAATATTACCAACATTTTCACTATCACCATCTGAAAATGTTATTGTCAAATTTCCATCTGTGTCGATACTGACCGCTGTGATAGAGATACCCCTTAGTGATTCTTTCTGCTCGGGTGTCAGCGATTCAAATGCTACGGTGCCATCCGCACCCTTTTCTCCCGGATCACCTTTATCTCCTTTTTCACCCCTTGGACCCTGCGGGCCAGCAGGACCCTCTGCGCCTTTCTCTCCTTTATCTCCTTTTTCGCCTTTTGGACCCTGCGGGCCAACAAATTCTCCGGCATTGACCATCTCTGAAATATCCTCAATGGAACACAATCGTCTTACATCATTAGCCGCAAATGCAATGTATAAGGCTTTGCCAGATGGAACAGAAGGGTCATTGCCAAGAATCGCAACGGGCTCTCCGGGACGAATTTTCGACGTATCAAAATCGGAGTACATACCGCGCCGGAATTGTATTGTGTATGTATTGGCCATATTAGACTTACCTCCTTATAAAAGGAAATTATTCCTTATGTAATTCTTTACAGAATCAAGATTTTTCTGTACATCGTCATCCATTACAAGGAAATTGCCTTTATTGTTCTGGCTGATGATACTTCCTGTGTTTTCGTCTACTTCTGAATAGGTGTAAGCAATGCGGCTTCCCTCTCCAGTACTAAGATTCATAAAACTTGTTAAAATTTTTTTCATGATATTTTCCCCATTTCGTCAATAATTTTTTCCCTGTTATTAAGAAGTTCTTTTTCATAATCTGGTTCTGATACTTCAAGGCTTTCACTGTAGTCTGGTTCTGGCATGTCTGTGTCTATTGCCCTGTCGTAGGCTGTTTCGCTTGCGTCAGCAAAACGCATGTGTTCATAGTCAGCCTGCCGCGCTTTGATTTCAAATGCAAATTTAAGCCCCGGAGTACCTTTTACAGTGAAATATGTCTGCTCTTTTTTATCTACCCAACAATCTCCATCTCCTTCCTTTTGTAAAAACACATAATATTCAATCCTTACATTGGTAGATTCTTGGAATATATCATCTATGTCTATCAGGCATGTGCCGTCTTCCGATACGGATGCTTCTCCGATGTCTCCGAACATGGGGGACGCCATTTCATAACAATAAAATGCCTGCGTACCATAGTTTTTTGTTGGAAGGATTCTTTTCTTTGTTCCTCGGACACTTAAATCTGCAAGGTCTGTTCCCGTTCCGATGCTATAGAAATGGCCACTGGCTTCTATATGTGTACCTGCTGTAACTTTTTTTGATGCCGAAACACTGTCTGCCGAAACGCTGCTCGCCGAAACGCTTTTATTAAACGAGGCTGAACTTGCATGTACGGTTCCTGTATAAAGATTGATTCCTCTAATACGCGTTCCATACAATGTCCCGTACCCCGGTACATATATTCCTGTATTCGTCTCTGAATAGATCTCTCCAGTTGAAGCATCTAGCGTTACTTCTCCATACGCGCCACTTGCTGAAAGCTTTTTAATTCCAACTTTCCATCCTGCTAATTCACCTGTGTTAATATAATCGGCATTCATGTACACATTACCATTCGATAGATACAGACCTTTATTACTGCTGTTATCGCTTAACACATCAATAATCTCTTGTTTTGACATTTTCCCTATGTCGAGATCACTAAGTGCATTGTCTGTATAGCGATTCGCATTCAATAACGCTGTCGAAGCTTTATCTTCCGCAACACTATATATTGTGTCGCCGTTTGCTAACACGAATGTATTAGGTCTGAGCGTAACATTTCCGTAGTTATCAATCGCAAATGTTGATACTCCAGAACTGTTTGTAACGTTGATGTTCTTCAGATTAATCAAATCAGCTGAAATCTGTCCGGACTTAATATAGGAAGCATTTATATACAGATGTCCGTTCTGCATATAAATTCCCTCTTGCTTACCGTTATCCGTTAAAGCGTTAAAAACTCTTTCAAAATTGACAATTTTTTCAGCGTCCAGTTCCTGCCAAGCGCCAACAGTTCCAGAAAACATATATACCTGGCTTGTAGAGAAGTTCATGAAAATCGAGCCGTCATGTTTTTTATATTCTTCACTTTTCCACTCAGATGCCGGATAGTTCTGCAATGTTGGTACATACGTGCCATAATAGTTCGGGATAGTCACATTATTTTGAACTGTCCCATCCACAACATCCTTGGCGATCTGTTCAATAGTTCTACTTTTTAGCGTAAAGTTTTCAACTTCTAATGTGACAGTACCCGTGTCAGCATCTATTCTTAATGTCGTATTCCCGTTATTGTCTTTCGCTGTGAAGCCTCTTGTATTAATCCACTCTGATTGAATACCGATGGCATAGAGAATATTCAGAACGGCATCTCCATTACTATCAAAGCCGGCTTTCCATGTCTGACCCCCATCTACTGACAAAAAGAATCCATCGACACCTGTCTTATAAATTACTTTAGAATCAGCAAGTGTAGGTTTATCATGCCGGTACGTAATTACGGAATCATCTTCTTGTATTTCCTCTGTATAGAAGAAACCTAGCGTGTTTGCTGCAAGCTCGTTCATTTGTTTGAGCTTTACGTCATAGGCAGATAGTTTCTTTTCTATATCTTTTTTTGACTGCTCTACCGCTGTTTGCTGATCACCAATAAACTCGCTTGCATCTTCTTCAGCACTCTTTGCGCTACAACTCCATGATGTTGAACCGCCGAACACGAACTCTATATCTGTCACAAACGATCTAAAGACACGATTCTTTGTATCAATAAATTCAACTGGATCGCCAAAAGTGGCGTATCCGTTGGCAATTCCGTCACATGAGAAAGGACGCATTCGCAAACCGATTAATTGATTTCCAATAGCTTCGACTCCTGCCTGTGCATTGCCCGACAATAGCTGATTGTCAATAGTAATCACATAGCCGTCCTGACCTGACATATATTCGGTCTCATCTTCTACATATTTGACACCTGTTACAATAACATCGTCTACGTCATATTGTAGATTCTGAATTGAAAATAACGCGTGATAATCGTTATTGCTTAACGTACCACCATCAATCACAGTCCCCATTGTCCATGGATTAAGCGTGCCGCCATCCAGATCATCACCATTTGTCCAGTTCTTTACTGCTCCACCATCGTAAATAGTCGTATTGGTAAATGTCTTATCAAACGTAATAATCCTGAGTAAGTCATTTTCGTCGATTCTTGCATTTCCACCGGCTATCCCGGCACACATTCCGATTACTGTACGGTATGTCGCATTAGATGGCGCTTTCCGAATCTGAAAGTCCGCATTTGGAAACATTGCATCTCCAAGAGTGATTCCACATTGCTGGCAGCATTCTGAGAGTAATTCCTTGACTGTACAAGGAAAAGACAGGTTAGAATCATATGTCTTATCAGCATTGTGCATTTTATCTAAGAGAGAAAGACTTATTTCGCTCGCCGTTGCAGGCTTTTTCGACACAATGTAAGTACCTCTCTTTATAGCTTCTATCCTGTCGGATAACTGCACATTGAGAAAGATAACAAACCTTGCGGCGTTAAAATTATATCCGTCAAAGCGCCCGTCATCATTTACCAATGATAAACTTGCCGTTTTTTCTATTGCTACACCCACCGGGAAGTCCCCAGAGTCTGCTGAATCTACGAGACTATTTCCAGACAGATAAAAGTCTTTTTTGCCTAGCTTAAGAGTTGTACCATTTGACAATGTAACATTTGCTGTCACGTAATAATTTCTGTTTGTAAGAGATTCTTTCTTCAACTGAGTAGATACATTTATCAAATCGGCTCAATCCTCCTTACATTAATAGACAAATCCGTCCACTTTTCTTCCCCGTCTTTCAAAGTTTGCGCAGCCATATTAAAATTTGATGCGTAGAATGTTCTGTCTATCCATCTTCCCGGAACAGTTGGGTCTTTGTGGTGGAATGTAAATTGACTTTTGTTAAGTACAGTATTTAGTATGGTTGCTATTTCAGCCCATGTAAGCTCGCCCCATTGCATGTCATACCCGCCAATTGTTCCCATTGGTGTATTGTGCATAATCAAATCCTGACTTCTTTTAGAGTCTTCCGTAGAAGTGGTTGCGAACACCGGTTTGTAACTATCCGGTGCTCTTATAACAACGTTGTCTATTTTAAATTGTTCCTGCGGCATATTCTTCTCCTTACGCTAACTCAAATGGGTTCTTCCCATTCCGGTTTCTTCTCATTTCAGCTTCACTGATAATAATATCTAACAGTTTTCTGCCAGATGCATTAACTGTAACATTGTAGGTATTTCCGTCTCCCTGTCCTTTTCCTGACTCTTCCCGGACGATCTGCCGTAATAGGCTTTCCGGTGCTTCCAGGTTATTTCCTTTCTTCTGGTCACCTAATACCGCAAGGAATTCGCTTCGTGGTGGAATAACTGCGCCACTGGCCAGATATGGGATAGTTCCGATACGTGGAAATGTTGCATGAAATCCAATAGTCTTTGAACCAAACGGTGTTGGAACAGTCCAAGGCCCAAAGGAAAATGCAGATTCAATTCCACCAATTGCATTATTAATCATCCCAACTGCATTATTAACAATGCTGATTGCCTGATTAATCGGAGCTTTAATGAAATTAACAATACCTTCAAATGCAGATTTGACTGCATCTCTGGCGGCATTAAACTTATTAGTGATAGCATTTTTTATCGCTTCTACTTTATTAGATACGAACGTAGCTACGCTTTCCCATGTTCGGGATGTCTTGTTCTTTACGCTGTCCCATACGCCTACAACTTTAGTTTTAATTGCATTAAATACTGTGCTGGCTGTGGATTTAAGAGAGTTCCAAAGGCCAGAAAGTGTCTTTTTGATTGCGTTCCAGATTGTTGAAGTCAATGCTTTAATCGCATTCCAAGCAGTGCTGATGATGCTCTTTATTATACTCAACGCGCCTTTTGTTACGGCTTTAATTATCTCCCACGCACCTGACACAACATCTTTGATAAAACTCCATGCTCCATCCGCAATCTCTTTTATTCCCTGCCAAGCCAGTTCCCAGTCTCCTGTGAAAACGCCTACAAGGAAATCAATGATTCCGCTCAGAGTGTCTGCTACATCACCAATTATTTTAATTAATGATTTCATAACTTTTATTGCTACGGTGCCTACAACGTTAATTATTTCTGCCACGACCGGAAGCAAATTCGCGATTATCCAGTTAATCAAAGGCACTAATACCGACTCCCACAGAAGTTTCAGAGAATCAATGAGTTTTCCGAGGAATGTTTCTATCTTTAAAATCGCATCCCCTAATGGTCCCTCTAATAGCCCTTTGAACTGTTCTGCCAGTCCTTGCAAAACTGGAAGAACATAGGTGTTGTATCCAGTTATCAGAGTCTCAAATATGCTTGATAATCCATTCGCTATAGAATCAAAGAACGGCTTTACGTGCTCATCGTATAGTCTCGATATTGCATCACTAAGGTTTTGAACAACTGTTAAGACCCCACTTGTTACAGTTTCTATTACTCCGAGGCTGCCCTCAATTGCTGACTTCAAAATGTCTTTGTTGTCGATAAAAGGCTGCGCAATCATGTTAAGGATGTCTCTGCCAAGTTTTGCGGCTGTTTCCGTAAGAACCATTCCAATTTCAGTAAAGATTCCGATTAAATTAGCAGTAATCTGCTGCGCAGTTTCTTCGCCGAAAACTGAGAAAACATCAGCAAAAGCAACTGCAAGATTTCCGCCTATTTGTGCAATTTCAGAGCCGATATTGAACATATCTATCAGATAGTTCTTTATTCTTTGCGTGTTCTGCTTTAAAAACTTTTCGATTCCGCCTATAATGTTTTGCGCAATTGTTAATCCGATTCTGGCAAATGAGCCGGCAACTTGTCCAATTGCATATGCGAATGAATCGAAAAAATTATTTGCTGCTTTAGCAACTTCTGAATCAGTGAAGATATCCTTTAAAGATTTCCATATGGAATCGAGATCCTTTTTTATTCCGTCAAGAATTGGTTCGTAATCTCCTAATCCATCCCAGAATCCTTTTGCGATTAACTTAGCCAACTGTTTAAATCTGTCGATTATCTTTTTTAGCGGTTTTGACATTTTATCAAGAACTGTCTCACCCTCTGCCAATTTTCCATAATCAACATTTTGTACAGCATCTTTCATCTGATCTGCAAGTCCGCCGGTTGCGCCCGGTACTTTTGACGATGAATCTGTGCTTTTATCCGTTGAGTAATTATTTATTTCGTCAAGAGGACTAAGATATCCTTTTGCCGCCTTAGTAGCTTTCTTAGTTGCATCTGCTGTATCATTTGTCGCATCTGCCAGCTTTTCGGCATTGTTGGCAGCATCTCCATATTGGTCTGCCGTATCAGCTATTGCATCTGTCCCGGCAAGGCCTGCACCACTTGTGCCTGTCTGGCCAGATGATTTCTTTCCGGTGATTAACTCCGTAAATGACTTAAATGCGTTTGCCAATGTTGCCAATTTTCCAAGAAGAGTGTTAATAACTTTCAGGACAGGAGTGAAGAGATTGATTAATCCCTGTCCAACTGTTGCCTTGAGAGATTGCAGCTGTAACTGCATCACTCGTACCTGGTTTGCCCATGAGCCAGATGTTCGAATGAAATCACCGGATGCGGCAGATAGCTGTTTCTGCACAAAAGCCAAACGGAGGGCCACTTTCTCCTGTTCAGTCATGGCAGATGTGGTTTTACCGTAGCCGTTTGCCAGCGCGAACTGGTCAAGCGCCGACTGGGTCATTACCACACCGAGGTCCTTGAGTGTTTCCGTTTCACCTGTAAACACTGATTTCAGTTTGATATAAGCCAAGTCCTGACTGATGTTGTAGAATGATGCTACGTCACCAGTCAGCTGTGTCAGAGCTGTTGACATGTCGTAAGCCTGTGCTTCGGAGAAACCGAACGACTTAGACATTGCTCCGAACGTTCCGACATACTGTTTTGCCATTGTCTCTGACAGTCCGGCAGAGGTCATGGCATTCTTTGCAAATTCATTGACCTTATCAGACATGGTTGTAAATGTAACATCAACCACGTTCTGGACTTCTGTCAGATTAGAACCAAGTTCTACGCACTCTTTCCCAAACTGGGCCAGTTTCCCAATTGCGAATGCTCCGCCAATCAGTACGCCTATTTTTTTTACTACGCTGCCAAGTCCGTTAAAAGACTGCCTGATTGCTGATACGCCGTTTTGCACGCCTGATGTGTCCATTCTGGTATCAATAATGACT